ATTTAGTCGCCAAGGCGGTTTTATCTGCTTTCACAAGCAGAGCGTTGTAAATTGCTCCGCTTGTGAGATAACACGGGCTGTTATTTTTTGGTTCGCTGTCGAACGGCATTGAATTGAGCTTTTGGGCAAGTTTTTGGTCTGTTCTTTCCTTCGTATATGCGTCCGTAATTCCGTACCCTGCAAGCGTTGTCGATTTATTGGCTTTACTTGCAAGATTTGCGTCGGTCGTATCAAACCTTGCTCCAAGCGAATTTTGACCGCCTCTTGCTGTGGCTATTTCGGTTTCAAGTGCAATTGCTCCGTCCGTTGCCCGTTCAATCCCCTCGTCCATATGGTTGAGGTTGTCGGCATTGAGGGGCGGAGCAGAGCCGTTCACAAAGACAATTTTATTGTATTTGTTCATTTTCTTTTACTTCCTTTCCTAATCGTTTTTCGCCCTTTGATGTGAGGGCAGTTATAAATCCGTCCATTTTCTTATTGAACACAAATGTTTCGATTGTCGGCAAATCTTCAAACGGAGTTTTAATTGTGTACTTATCGCCTGCCTCAAGCCACCAATACGAAAACAGCTTAATTTTTGTCGGGCGGTATTTATATACATCACCAAAAAAATTAACAGAATTATATTTTGTGCCGATATCACTTGCTGTTGTTCTGCACCTCATCAAAATGTTATCGGAAACATACCACGAAAAATCGTTACTGTTGCCATACAAAAACGCTTTTTTATCAGCAAATTTAGCACTGTACATACGGATAGGCTCAAGTTCGTAATCTTCAAAGGATAAATCTTTGTACGAATCGATTGTTTCAACGGAAGATTGAGAATACAGCCTTTTAAAACGCATTTTTCCGTCGGCATCTATAACGGCAAAGCTCAAAGTTAATTCTGCATAAGCTTGGATTAAACCTGACAAGGTAATGTCCTTTATAACCTTTTCCACGCAGGTATCATCAAATTTCAGTGGTACACTAAAGACAGATAAGCTCGGCGGTGAAACCCCTGTAATTGCATAATCTTTGGCAAATTCTGCGATTATTGAATAAAAGCTCTTAAAATTATCGTCTTTTTGATAGTGCGCATAACCATAAGCAAAACTGCCGTCCTCGTTCTCTTTGCCTGCAAACCACAAAGACATATCCACCTTTGACATATCATAAAAAGCGTCATAGGCTGTGATTTTGACGATGTTACGCTGTTTTTTATCTCTTTGAGCCGACTGAATTTTACCGTAGAAAACAGGACATTCAACCGTTCCTGTTTCGGCAGGACAAATAAGAGTATTTGACGGGTACAAATCATCTGACGGATACAACTCTGATTCAAGATATGTTGCCGTTATGATGACCTGTACTGTCTTTCCTATCAAAGCCGAGCAATCATAATCAATGAGTTTCACGCTCATTTCAGAGGCTATGCAACCGCCGAATTTCAATTCTTTTTCAACAATTTCATTTTCAAGCGAAAAGCTGTCAAGCACGATACTTTCACCTGTTATATCCTCAAAACTGCCGTCGGGGGAATGCAGGGCAACGGTGTTGTAAAGTGTGTTTGTTTTCAGCTTATCAGCAATTTCTTTAGATACAAGCATTTTTAAGAATCACCCCTTAATACTCAATCAGCTCAACAGTAATCGGCTGATAGGTTATATCATTCTTTTCGGCATTCATTACGGTATATTCAATATCAGGAATATAAAAATAAGAGGTGTAATAGCTGTTCGTTTCATCGTTCCAATAAGTTACCCTGCACTTTCTCTGTAACTTATTCGCCATTGAGAGGTTGATAATCGACTGAAAATCAATCTTTTCGTCAAGATGAAGAATGTGAGTTGAAAACGAAATTTTTGTTTTGTAATTTGGCAGCGTTGCCCTTTGAAGCGTACCGTTCTGATCTCGTTCCGCAGAAGTTTCAAGTCGCTGATTCGGAGTTGATGAAAATGCGGTAATGTACTTATTCGGCATTATGTTGTTGCCGAATTTAAGCAAATAGCCGTTATAATTTGACATATCATCCCCCCTTTATGCAAATGCGGATTTACCGTTGTGTCTGCGTCTGTAAAGCTCATCCTGTCTTATCATTTCTTCAAAAAGCGTTGAACCCTCAAGCTCGGCAGTAAACGAATAAGTGTTGCCACCGTTATTGCGAAAGATAATGAACATTTCATAAATGCGTTTAAGCAGGTCAAGAATTTGTGTGAGAATCACTGTATCCTGACCGCCCGAATTGTCGAGCATACCCTGTAACTTGTTAAGAGGAGAAATAACCTCAGGGTTACCGCTGTTAGCACCTGCGTTATCGCCGACAACCGCAAGTGTCGGAGCTTTAACAATACCGCCTTTTGCAAATTTTCGTGCCGGTGATTCCGTGGGTTCTTCAAATCTCGGAATGAGAGGCGGATTTTCAGGCATTGAAAAACTCCAATCCTGTCCAAAAGCCGCTCCGATAATACCGGCTATTCCGCCGATTGAATTAACAACACCCGAAACGAAATTATAAATACCTGTCCACAACGCATTTATGCCGTCAATGATAGCGTTTATAATAAACTTAAACACGGCACAAATGCCGTCCCAAATGCCTTTGAAGAAGTCGTAGATACCCTGCCATGCTTTGTTCCAATCGCCTGAGAAAACACCTGTAATGAAGTCAATTAGACCGCCGAATGTTTTCTGTATAGAGGTAACCAACCCACCGATAAATGTAAACACATTATCAAACACCCTTTTTACGGCATTGAAAACATTCTGAAATATAGGTCCCCAAAAACTGACAAGCCAGTTTACAAACGGTGACAGGAAGTTATTCCACACGGTTGAAACACAGTCTGCAACCTTGCCGAAGAAGTTTATTGCACCCTCAAAAACAGGCTTCAGCCAGTTTTCCCAAGCTGATTTTACGATTGCTACGATAAAATCCCACGCAGGCTTAATCCATTGATTGTAAACATTCATCAGGGTTGTGCCGATATTGGTAAACATATTGCAGACATTCTGAAAAATCTGCTGTCCGTTGCCGTTCCACCAATTACTGATAATTGTTCCGATATCTCCGAAAATCTGACCGATAAAGTCAAACACATCTGCAAACTGCAATTGTAAATTTTCAAGAAATTCTGTGATTGTTGCACCGTCATTTTCAGTCCATTCAACAAGGCTTTCGGTTGCGATTGAAAACGCACCCGAAACAACTTCGCCGACTGAACCCGCAAAGGTTGTAAGACCGCTTAAAAGATTGGAAATTGATTCTTCCATTTGAGGGCGAACATTGTCAATTGCATTGCCTGCAAGTGTACCGAAATTATCAAAAAAGGTTGAAAGGTTGTTATAGCCGTTTGTAAGATTGTTGCCTATGGTGTCTATAAAGCCGATAATCTTTTCCCTGTCTTTTGAAATCCACTTAGCAACACCGCCTGAAATGGTCTGAAACGACTTTCCGCCGATTGTCGCAACCGCTCCGAATGCAGAGCCGATTGCCCCGAGTTTTGCAGAACCGACCTTTTGCATTGTGCCGAATGCCTTTTGAACTATGGGAACAGCATTATCAAAAACGGTCTTGCAGTTCTTGCCTATAGCTGACCAATCAACCTTGTTAATACCTTTCTGTACATTCTCGACAAAACCTTTAAATCCGCTTTTTTCGTATAGATTTTTGAATGCTCCCGAAAGGTTTTTGCTTGTGTCCTTGACAACATTCTTTGCAACAGCTCCGCCCGATGAACCGCCTGAAGAGCTTTTTGATGAGGAGGTGTCTGACTTTGAAGATGAGCTGTCAGAGCTTGAAAGCATATTCAGCTTATCAAAGCCCGCAACACTTCTCTTTGCTTTTTCGGAACTTTTCTGAACATTATCAAGTGACTTTGAACTGTCATCTGCCGTATCCGTAAGGCTTTTGGCAGAATCGGACGCAGATTTGATATTGCTTGCGGTGTTGTTGCCTGTATCCCAGCCGAATACCTTTGAAAGCGATTCAACCGCGCCTTTGGCATATTCCGTTAAAGTCGCAAGTGCGGAACTCAACCGCTTTACAACCTGAGTTGCCACCTGAAGAATAGGCTGACCGACTACGGCAAGGAGCTGTTTCCAACTTTCTCTGAGGTTGCCTGTTACATTCTCCCAACCGTCTGCTTCACGGCTTGCCTGTCCCATAGCACCCGAAAGCTGATTAGCGTCCTTGACCATTTGCAAAAGCGTGAGCTGTTTCTGCGATTCCGACAAATCCGTAAATGACTTGCCATACAGCTTATTAGCCGCCGCATTTCGTGTGGTTTCAGTACAGGACAAACCGAGTGCGGCATCATTTTCAAAGTTGCCTTTGAGAAACGATTTCAGGCTTTCTGCGGTATCTTCAAGCGAACGGTCATAATATGCGGCACTATCGGCTGTTACCTGCAAAGCCTCCTGCATCATACCCAAAGCACTTGAACTGTCCATTCCAGTAGTTTTTGCAAAGGCATAAATGCTTGTGCCGACGCCCTGCAATCGGGTTTCAAGAATACCGCTCTGATTGGCAACGCTCTGAATGGCTGATTCTGCCTGTGACTGCATTGTGCCGAATGTCTGCTCAAACTGCGAATTTGCCGCATTGACTTCCGCAGCCGATTCAATGCACTGCTGACCGAACTCCTTAATTTTGGCAACGGAAAAGGCGGCAACCACAGCTGTACCGATTTTCTTAAACGAAGATGAAACCGAATTGCTTAACTGCTCACCGCTGCCTTTGATGTTTGAAAACTCTTTCTCGGTTTTCTGAGAAACGCCCTCCGAAACCTTTGAAAAGGACTGTTTCATATCCGTGCTTACATTTTCAAAATCTTTTGAAAGACTTGAAAATGCCGAATCAAACTTTTTTGTAATTGAATCGGAAATCTTATGCAATGTTTTGGAAATATCATCCCCCGTAAGCCTGACATCAAGCTCAATTTCACCCGCCTTTGTCGCCATATTCACCACTTCCTTTCATTTTAGATTTTTTAAAAACAGGCATAAAAACAGCGCACACCGTTATGATGTACGCTAATAAAATTTTGCAAAAGAATAGCCGCCCCGTTTGGAGTGGCTTTTTGTTTACAGGCTTGCAAAAAAGTTTTGAAATTCTGCAAGAACGGTGTTCATATCTTCGTCTGAATAGTGCTTTACATTTCTTGACCGCCATTTGTTGCGGATTTTATGCTGTGACGAAGTAAAGTTTTTCAAAACCTCTTTGTCGGTTTCGAGGCGAATTTGAACCGTTCTTGCAAGCGGTGTTTCGGGTCCTAAGCCTTGCAGAAGTGAGCAGAACTCATTCCAACTCATTTTTACAAAATCCTTTGAATAAATGCTGACCCCGTACTCCGAGCGAAAGCTCGACACGATTAAATCAAAGTCATCAATCAGGTCGTAGCCGGGGTCTGAACTTCCCCCTCGTCAGTCAAATCGCCTGTTGCAATTTTGGCAGATTCGCTGATAAGGGCGTTGAAATCGTGCATATTCAGCTTTAACTTTTCAATCTTTTCTCTCTCGGATTCATCAAAAAGAAGATGATACATTTCGATAACATCTTTACTTTTACCGTTGCCGTCCTCAAAAAGTGCCGCAACTTTGAGCATTGAAACTGCGTCATTGTTGATTGCAAGGTCAACATTTTTAACTCTGACACTCGGCTTTTCCTCAAAATTAAGCTTGTCTGTAATATCAATTAACTTTGACATAATCGTTCATTCCTTTCGTTTTTTAAGCGGCTGCTGTATATACCGGCTTGCCATTTGACATAACTTCAAATTCAAGCGGAGCAACACCCGTACTTGCGCCTGCACCGTTTGATGTAACGGATACAACTGCATTTTTAAAGAGGACGGTTGCACCGTTGGGGAAGGTCCACATAAACGAAACTTCTGCCTTTCTGCCGTTTTCAAATGCAAGGGCGGCAATCTGGTCATTGCCTGCGTCACCGATTGTACGCTTGCCCTTTACCGAAATTGTGATTGACTTTGCTGTCATAAGCCTTGACTTCCAGCCCTCGTTTTCAAAGGCTGTCCATTCCTCGACACCGTTGTCAAATGCAACAGAAAATTCTTCGCAGTTAGCAATATTTGTCGTGGCGGATTCTGTTCCTGCCTTGCCAACCGCAAACTGATTTTCATAGCATGGGAATACTCCCGATTCAACTTTTGCCATAAAATTACTTCCTTTCGTAATAAAATTTAACTTCAATGACCTGCTCATACACACCCTTGTCGTCTGTTCCCACATCAACGGGTTCTTCCGTGAGCAGTTCGATTATATAGATTTTGTGTTCCTTAATTTCAACATTTTTAATGTCGTAAAGCGTTTCGTAAAGTCTGCGTGCAAACTCCTCGGTTTCTCTTGCGTTGTCGGTGTAATGGATAAGCAAAGACACGCTTATTGTATCGTAGGTACTTTCACCGCCGATTGCCCTTGTGGGTGTTCCCGACTGCTTTAATGAATACACACCGATTGACCTGTCCTGCTTATTGTCGAGTTTACCGATGTAGTAATGCTCGGCTGAGGTAACGCTTTTGAGCCAATCTCTGATGTCCGATAAGTAAATCAAAGTCCTGCTTCCTTTCTGTATAATCTTGCAAATGCCCGACTGCAAAAATTATGTCTTGTACCGCCTTCAAGCCACGGTGCAAACCATTTACCGCCGGCGGCAATGTTTTCCTTACGGCTGAAATTATACTCGGGATGAAAATACAACCGCCTTGCATACGGAGTGCTTGACACGATTTTAACCGTGCCGTTCCAACTCTGCGCACAATCTTCAAAGGTATTTTCGTTCTGAAGATTACCCGTATCAAACGGCATTACCTGCGTGTTTTTCACCTGTTTAAGAAGTGCGTCACCTGTCTGTTCAAGAGCCTGTTGCTTTGCCCTATCAAGCTGTTTTACAACAGGCATATTGAGTTTGATTTTTGATGATACCGAAAATCCCATTAAATCACATCCAATTCCGTAAAATTAACTTTGCCGTCGGGGTTGCGGTGTTTTGTACCCTGTACGATGTTTCGTTTTACGCCGTCAAGGATTACAAAGCCACCGCTTAAAGTGGGGCTGTCGGGAGCAATGTCGCCGTCAAAAAGCAAGACAGCCGACACCTGAACAATTTTCTGCTCTTTGGTATAGACCGTCTTTGCCTTTGACTGCACATTGCATACAGCATTGCCTCCGCAGCGGAGATTTGACGGATAAAGATTTTCGGAGGGATACAGGTTTTTGCACTCAAATGCGATAACAGGAGAGCCGTCCTCAGTTATTCCCTCACCGTAGATTGTGACCTCGACAGGAGTTTTGCAGAACTGCTTTTTTACAAGTGACGGAAATTTCACGGTTTTCACGCACCTTTCAGATTGCAGGATAACAAAGTCCTGTTGATTTTAGCAACGCATAGAGGTCGGCAGGAATTGCCACTCCACTGATGCACATTAAGTTCCAGCTTGCACCGAATTCCATTGATGTGCCGTTGATTGAATAGCTTTTCAGATAGGAAGAAATCATATCGGCATTTTCTTCTTCAAAAGCAGTAAGTCTGCTATGCACTCTGCCGATGATTCTCTTCTGCATTTCCGAAAGTTTTTCAAAATCAATGCGGTTAAAAGTCAGAACATCAATGTGTTCGGCAGAGATAATACTGTTTTCATCTCCACCCTGATGTTCAATGTAATCGGCATACATTACGCAACCGCCGTTGTGTCAACATCGGCATAAATGCTGTCAATTTTGCCGTCCTTGCCGTTCGGGAATACGAATGTGTCGGAAAGTGAACGGTTCTGATAGAGCCAGCCGTCACCCTCTGTGTGTGAGCCGGGAGCAAAGAAGTAAATGCTTGAAATCTTCGGAACAGTCTTGCAGGTTTCACCGCAAGCAACAAGAACATTGATTTTGTGAGCGCCTGTTGCAGGCTCAAAACCGCCGTCATCGGGGTTAAAGTTGAAGTTATCGTAGAAACGCTCATCGTCAATAACCTCGATGATAGGGCAACCGTCAATCTCGGTCACTCTTGTTTCAATGCCGATACCGCCCTCTGCAATCTGTGTAAGCTCAATCTTACGAGTGAACTCTGTTGACTGTTCAAGGCAGTCCATAATGTGAGATGTCACATAGGCAACAAGTGTGCCTCTTGCCTTGTATCTGCGGAGTTTGCCGGCAGAGAGAATTGTTTTGAGCTTTGAATAAGCGTTCTCCTTAGTCCACTCCGATGTCTTTGTTGAAGAATGGTAGCCGTCTGTTGCCTGAGCCTTTGCTGCAACCTTTGAGAAGAAAAGTGCATCGGTTTCGGGAGCAACCTGTGTCTGCTCAAACACCTTTGAAATATTCTCAACCTTTGCGGTTGCGTTAGTTTCGTCAACATCTGCCTTATCCACAAGGAACTCAATATCTCTGTCGTGCTCGCAAGTGAAAGGAACATCTGTCTGTGTATATTTGCCTTTGTTCCAACCTCCCTCTCTGCTGTGGTTCTTAAAGCCTGTTGTTGACATCTGTGTGAAGTGGAATGTTCTTGCACCAACCCACTTTACATTTGAAGTGATGAACGGTGATGTAAGTGTGCCCTGAACAAGAATTTCGAGCAGATCAGGGCTGAACTGCTCGGCATAGTTATTTGTGTTTGCCATAATTTTTCAATCCTTTCTTTGGTTAAATATTAAATCTGTTCCATTTTTTGGTAGGAACATTTGCCTTTGGTTTTGTACCATCCGATGTACCGTTGCCGTCACCGCCGATTTTCTTAACTCCTGTGCCGTTCTCGGCAGGTTTGCCCTTGAGTGCGGGGATATCGTCAAGCACCTTTTTAACAGCCTCTGTCAGCTTTTCCGCATTGACCTTGCCGTCTGTCACAGCCTTTGAAAAGTCTGCAATTTTAAGCACATACGGAACGGTTGCAATGTCAACACCCTGTTTTACGGCTTCGAGGGTTGCCGACTGATTGACTTCTGCCGTGAGCTTTGCGTTGTTTGCGGATTCAACTTCCGACTGCATTTTTGCAAAGTCGGGAGTGTTCTTGGCTTTCTGCTTTTTAAAAGCACCGATAGCCTCTTTCATCTCATCGGCTGACAATCCCTGCTCCTTAAAATATGACTTCAAAACGGTGTCCTCTGTCACGCTCTGTTTGCCTGTAATAAGGCTTGCGAGCTTGTCATAATCAAAGGCAGGAGCGTTTCCCTGTGGAGTTCCCTGCGGTGCAGGTGTCGGTTCATTGGGAGTTGGTGTTGGATTTGGTTCTGCCATTTTTTTCATATCCTTTCAGTTTTTCGGGTGTCTCCCGTAATCAGTTTATAGAGTGTCTCTCTGTTTCAGTTTTGCACGGTGTCTCCCGTAGTTTAATGTCTTCGGACAATAAAAAAGCACCTTACATATTTGTAAAGTGCTTAATCCGCTTTTTCTGTTTTTTCTGTTTTAACTGCTTTGGTTCTCGGCTTTTTGGGAGCGTCAGACTTGACCTCTTCTGCAAAACCGCCGTCAATGAGTTCCTTTGCTCTCTGCTCGGAGCATTCAAAAACTTCATTCACAGGTCGAGTTAGATAGCCGTTCTGCCTGTCGTTAAATGCTGTTGTTACTCTGATTTTCATTCTGTCACCACCTTTCTAAACCGGTCGAAATCGACGGGTTTAAATGCAAAAAGCACCCTATAATCAACATTGCTGTCGATTATAAAATGCTCAATTCGTAATTTTATGCTGTTTTTGTGAATTGCATATAACAAAACCGCCCTTTTTACGGAGCGGTTAGATTATACCACTATCTTTTAGATATTGCATTTTTTGTTTCTCTCTAAGCTTACTGTAAAGTGCTTCAGCATCTTTAGCTTCTTGTGGAGCATCTTCACGCAAAGTGACATTTAAACCATTTGTTACAAGGTACGGCTTAAACACATTCCATAGAGATTTTTGTTCTTCAGTTTGTATCAATCTCATACCATCATCACCCTAAAAGTTTGCTGACTCTGTACTCGTTATACACTTCATCCATAGCTTTATCTTTTAAGCATTCAAAAGCATACTCACTTATATCCTCTATATTATAACCGTTATTTATCAATTTTTCAACCTTTGGAGCATAAATTTTATTAAGGTAATCGCAATATTCAAAATAATCGTTAATACTTCCGAATTTTGCTCTGTAATTTTTAGCGTCTTGCCAATGAATCAGTTCGTGCAGAATTGTACTCAATCTGTCTTGCGGACAAGCCAAGTTTTCTTGTAAGCCTGACAAATCACTTGTTGAAAAGTATGCTGAATTGACATTTAGAACATTCTGCATTGGCATATATGAAGCAATAGCATTTACTCGCATTTCTTCGGGAGTGACAATACAAATTTCAGGCTTTCCGCTTGTTTCAACCTCTCCGAGCATATCAAACGCTTTTCTCACTTGCATATCAAAATTATGAAGTTCTTTTCGTTTTAGCTTTACCTTATCTGAAATATAAACATTATCACACAATGTATTTGCCTTGTGGGTATCAATTGTAATTGTTTCGCCCTCAATTTTGCGTTCAAAAGTTTTTGATATATCTTCTTCAAAAACAGGTCTGTAATATTTCTGTTCATTGGTGTTTAGTGAGAATTGCTTTGTCTTTTCTTCAAGCGTATTCGCCCTATCGTGCCACTCATCGGCTCGGGTTTGGGCAATGCGTTTATTGTCCTCGTCAAGACTGTATTCGGCACGGCGGTCAAAGCGTTCTGCCTGACGCTGTGCATACTGCTGTTTTTCCTCTATTCCTCGCTGACGGTCAAGCTCTTTGATTTCATCTTCAGACAGCGGTGCGTCCAAATCATCAAGTTCGGGATAATATGTACTTGTGCTGTCCTTACATCTCGGATGAAACAAACCGTTCTTGATTGCGGTTGAGAGAAGCGGATAGTTTCCGTCTGACTTTTTGCCGTTTGAATAAACATCGTCAATAAACACCTTGCCGATATATTTTGCACAATCGGGGCAACCGCCCTGTCTTGAGTTCACAACAACAAGGGATACTCCCCATTCGGCTCGCTTTTCGCCCTCGCCACGAAGATAGGCTCTTTTGTTGGCTGTTTTAACCGCCATATCCGCATAATCAGAGAGCGTGTGCCTTGCACCATTTTTGTATTCCACACAATTAAGACCTGCGTTGAGCATATCTTTGCAAGCTATATCAACGGCTTTTTCGTATGTAACCGCACCCGTGTTCATTGCAACCTGTGCGTTAAAAATCGCCTTGCGGTACTTGTCGTTGCTCATACGCAAAACCGCCGTTTCTGCCCTCTTTAAATCGTCTGTGGTCGATTTTATGAGTGCGTCAAGTTTACGGTCATTCACCTTAAAAAACTCGGCTGTGCTGTGTTCTGACGGCTTTTTTGGAGCTTTGAAGCCGTCCTTGACAGCTTCAAGAATTTCTGCCTCCTGACTTGCATTTCCGTCAGCTTTGGCGGTGCGAATCATCTCTTCAACCTTGCTGTTAATGGTTTTGAAACGCTTGCCAAATTTCTTTGCGTTGTGCTTACGGTACTCTTCAAGACTTTTGAGCTGTTCAGCCTGCCATTGTGTCCAGTTGTAACCCTCTTTGGTTTCTTCGGCTCTGTGACGGCTGAAATTGCGCATCATGCTGTCAATCAGTTCATCTTCGATTTTTTCAAAGGCTTCTCTGATATTGTAATCACTCATTGTTTACCTGTGTATCGTTCTGTTCGGGATTGCTTTCGGCTTTTTCTGCATTATTTTCCGCATTTTCTTCATCATCTGCGTTATTGTCAGGTTCTTCTGTGTCGGTAAGGTCCACATCGTCAAGCTCCGATTTTTCTTCTTCGCCTGCAATGCCCTGTTCTTCCTTAATTCTCTGCACCTCTTCGGCTTTCCAATCCTCCGACTTGCTGTCGCCGTAAAGCTCGTCAACCGAGGTTTCAACTGACATCAAACCGCCCTGTCTTGCTTTTGACACGGTTTCAACCTGACTTTCAAAGCTCGGATTTGCATATTCGCCGAAGTTTACGGACACTTCCAAGCCCTCAACAATACCCTTGCCGTTAAGTTCCCCGTCTGCATTGAGTACAACTGCAACAAGGCTTTGAAGTGCGTTCTGCGTGATTTTGACAAGGTTCTGCCTTGTGTAAAGGGTTGTCTTTTCCTTTTCACGCTGAGCATCTGCATTATCAAGCTTCTTCGTATCAATGCCGAGAGTTGACGGCGATATAATGCCCTGTAAGCAGAGGTCGAGGGCAGTAATGTATGAACTCAAATAACTTTCGTGCTGAATCTGCGGACTTTCGGTGTAAATCCTGTTGCCGTTGCCGTTTTCAGACATATCGTTGCCCACGGTGATAAATCGGTTGTCAAACGGATTTGGCGATATCGGCTGACAGGTTTCGGGATTTCTCGGAACAAGGCAATCAGGCACATACTGCTTTGTTCGGCAGGCTCTGAGTGCGTCCATCCACTGTGACCACACTTCATCAAGACTGTCGAAAGCGTCTGTTTTTATGCCGATAATGCCCGCACCTCTGCCCTTGTGGCACGATTTGCCGTAAAGGACAGGTACAGCCCACATATATGATTCGTCAAATGTAACGCCCTTTGAATCAATCCACGAAAGAGCGTCAACCGTGTGCAGGTCAATCTCTTTGCCGTTGTCATCGTACAAAGCATAGTGAATATAGCCGTAACCGTATGTTTCTTCAAAACGGTAACGGCGGTGTTTTTGCGTGTAATCGGTGTAAAACTTAACCTCTCGGATTCTGCCGCGCACATATGTAAAGTCGATGTTTTCGGCAGGATACCATTCAACAATCGGAACATCTGATACAGCCGTGTCAAAGCTGACCTTAAAAGCACCGTCACCGACAACACATAGGTCACGGAGCATTTGCTTAACCGTGTCTGACAATTTGTTCTGCTTTTCAATATCTTCCCAACGCTCAGCATAAGCGGTTGAATTTTTACTTGTAACATCTGTGCCGTTGTAGTCGGCAATTACGATATTCACAAGCGTTTCGCAGATGAGTGCCGGCAAACCCGTGTGTATTTTACGGATTTCAAGCCCCTTTGTGCTTTTTGCCGCCCAAAACATAGTTTTGTTTGTATCAATCTGCCTGTACAGCTCCGCAAGCTGTCTGCTGTTGCCCCAATACCAAATGCGATTGATAAAGCACTCGGTCAGATGATTGCTTGTTTCGGTAACGGTAATTGTTTTGTCGCTTGCAGGAGTAATCTGCAAAAAGTTTTTAATTCCCGATCTGATAGATTCAGCCATTCTGTTAATCAGCCCCATTTATTTCACTTCCAATAATATTTTTAAACGGCAGCCACGCATATTGACCGCTGTTAATGCAATGGTCGTGACCGTCCTCGGGTGTGTTGTCTTTATCCTCTCGCCAGCTGTAAATTTCAAACTCGGCAATCGTGTTTTTACAATGTTCAAGCACAAAATAACAGTCGGTGGCAAGCCAGCCGAGTACAAGATTGATTCGGTCAATAATCTTCGTTTTCTTCCATGCATTTGCAAAGTCATAGACACAGCCGTGCTGTCGCTTATACTTTTGAAATTCGGTAATAGTCGCTTGGTCGGCGCTGTCAATAAAAGCCGTGCGTGCAAAGCCCCATTCATCACGGTTGCGGTCAAGAAAATCAATAAAATTCTTCACCGTGTCACTCGGGGCAATAGGCGTTTGCATTTCAGCGTTGTTATAAACTCTTTCATCAAGCTGAACACACTTGCCGTGATTGGTAATGCCGTAAAATGTCATTGCGATAGTGTCAGGCGACTTTTGCGAATAGGCGGTATCAAGACCTGCGGTGAACTGAACAAAGTGTTCCGACTTGCGGTTACAGTTCAAAAACTTTTCTGCCCACTCTTTTGATTTGATGTGTCTTGTCCTCTCAAAATTCGGGAACACAAGTCCTGTTGCTCTGCCACGCAAACCTAAGATTTTATTTTTATAGAGCTTTGTACCTTTCGGTGCAGAGTTCTTTTTCTTTTCAATCTGTTCGGGTGTAAGACTTAAATTATCGGCAAAAGAAAAGAACCAATACCGCCAATTCGGTACAGGTTCTTCGGTAAGCTCCGCCGTAATCTCGGGAGGAACATCGTTTTCATATTTTTTAAAAGGACGGGAGCGGTTGACAAACTCCTTATACACAGGCAGGCTCGGATCATCGGGATTCAGCGTTGCAAGCATATAGTCATTACGGGTTGACATCTCTCGGATAAACTCGATATCGGCGGTGTTGATTTCGTCAATATAAACGCACCCAAACTGCGCACCGAGAACCATTTCCCACTTATCCCGACTGCTGTAACCGAGAATATAGATAATTTTGTCCTCAAACTTGATATGCGGCAGCTTGTAGTCCTTGTCGCCGTTGCCGCAATAGACAGCGTTGCGGTGCAAGTCAAGAATACCGTTGTCCTGCTGAATTATAGTTTCCTCAGCCTTGCCCGTAGTTTTGGCGGCAATTGCGTGAAGCTTCTTCGGCGACTGCGACACCATTCGCATAAACTTAACGCCTGCTCCGACGGTAGTTTTGCCGGACGCTGTAGTTCCTTCAAGAAATTCAGCCGACACATTTGTTGTGTTGATAAAGTCGATATACTTTTGTGACAACGGGAATTTGTTACTCACTCAGTCCCTCACCACCCAACTGTCTGAACACATCTGATAGCTTTTCGGACTGCTCAACCTTTGCGTCAACCTTAACGGTGTATTCACCCGTCATCTTGTTGAGCGTGTCAATCGCCCTGATTCTGTCGGAGGTGTCCTGCCCGTCATTCCTTGCAATGTCGGACAAAGCAACCTGTCTGTCCTTTGCACTCATAATGCGCTCGTCCTTGAGCTTATCGGAAAGCTCCTTGATGTACTCTGCAACTCTCACATTCTCTAACAATTTGCAGGCATTGGCATTTGCGTAATTCTCGGAATATCCCGCCATAATGGCACTCTGAACGGTGTTACCGCTCTGCGCATAATATTCCGCAAACTTCCTCTGTCTTGCATTTAATTTGTCTTTCACGGTATCACCGCCCTTTCTAAAAATAAGCAAAAGAAAAGACAGCACATTTCTGTACTGTCTTTAAACACAGGTTTCCGGAGTTGCACCGGAATCTGTAAAAACTGTTTTCCTATTTAAACTATCCCCTGCGTTTATAATATTATATCAATAAATTTCTAAATATTCAAGTGTTTTCTTTTTCTTTCCCATTTATTCAATAATGCACTTACATATTTCTGTTCTTTATCAGTCAATTGACGATCTCCAATTTCATTATGTTCATAACCCAAATGGGTATGTGGCATCATTCCATTATGAGGTCTACCTTTAACGTCAATTTGTTTTATTCTTTCGCCGTAGTTGTCATAAAAAGTAACACTTTTGATGTTGCTCTGTTTGTCAAGAGTAGCATACACTCTATTTTTTGTCATAGTTTCCATAGGAGCTTTTATCGAAGTATTACCATTCATACGAATTACTTTTATTTCACCAAATTGAGCAACTGTGTGATATTCTGTACCGTACTTCTTTCCCTTATCACTTATACCGCTTGAAGAGCCTCTTCCGCCCATTATAACACCCTTTTGAATTTATTATGATTTAATTTTCTTGCCTGTTTTCCAGTCAATTCCTTGTTTTGCCAGTAATCGTCTTGCGGCTTGTGTCGATTGATTATCAGGGTGCCCGTGAGCAGTTGTTAATCTTCTTTCTGTAGGTGTCTTATCTCTAATCACACCCTTACTTACCAAAGATTTGTATTCCTTTCTTGCACTCGCACGCTTACTTGAATAATCCGCATTAGCTTTCAAGACTTCTTTCTCAAACTTTTCCTGTCCGCGCTGTGTTTTCAAAGCTCTGTTTCCTCTAAGCTTATCAACCGTATAACCACTTGAAATATCCCCAACTCCTTTTAATTTAAGGAATTCATCCTCGGTAATAGCATTTGAAGGAATACCGACTGGGTTTTTGATCTTTGGGATTACTCTAAAACTTCCGCCTCTTCCGCCCATTATTTTGACCTCCTGAATTTTTCCTGAAACGATTTGATGTTGATGATGTTTCCCATACATTCTTCGGGGACTCTGCCGTAGAAGATAATTGTTTCAGGCTGTAAGCGTTCAATCATTTCTTTGTAACCTTTCAAAAACAGTTCTTTTGATTCCGTACGGTTCTGCGTTCCAACACTTGATACGGCAACCGTACCACCCAAAGGCTCGCCGTCAAAACACCATTCAAAACTTTTTTCGTCGCTCCAACAAATTGTAGGTATTACCTCAATGCCGTAGAGTTGTAAATATGCACCTATCCAATGCTTGCGATAGTGGTTATAAATCTGCAACGCTGTCGGATAATCAGTGTAAAGACTGAAATCAGGCGATAATACACAACTGAATTTTTGTAGACTCTCAATATACCTGTCGGGTGTATTCCATAATCTTTGGAACTGGTAATCGTCAAGGAAAAAATGTACTCCGCAATCACTTTGCTTACTGCTTAAAATTTCGTTAAATCCAATGAATTTGTTTTCAGTAATTTTTGTAGGCTTGATAATCGGGATGTCATATTCTCCTGCACCTTCAAAAATCGTCCTTGTACTGTTTTCGTAACTTGTACCGCATTTATCTTTATACATTAATTCCACCCCGCAAAAGCAAAGCCGCCCTCAAACGAGAGCGGTCTGTGCAATTTTTATCTTAGGAGAGTTTCACATATGTCCTGTTTGTCAAACTTTCATAATACCATTATACGCAGGGTAAGGGTGACATTCAATGACATTTCAAAATAATTTTACGAGAAATCGAACTTTTTTCGGAACGCCTGTAACGCTTCGCCGTGCAATCTCAGGGTATGCCTTACGCTCATTTCCATACTTTCGGCAATATCCTCCCACCTCTGACAATTTATGTAATACTCGGTCAAAATTGCAATGTAACGGTAATCGTCAAGTGCGTTGATTTTACTGCGGATTTCAGTTTTCAACCGCACAAGATTGTCAATTTCCCGATTGATTTCAGCCTGAAGGTCTGCAATCCTGTCCACAATCCGCATAGGGTCATTCACTCCCGATGTCTTAACAGGCCCGTTCTGCTTAACCGATACCTGTGCAATATTCAGCCTAAGTTTCGACAGCTCGTGTTCTTTCGTTTTGATCAGCTTATCCGAAACCCTGACCGAATATAAATAATCTTTAACCGTCAATCCGTATCACTCTCCTTATTCATTTTCAACCAAAATAGTATTCCAACGCTTTCTGCCATAATATCTCCATTGGATATGACCGTCTGCAATTCGTACTTCGACATTTTCGAGATTGTCAAAGTTCATTATTCTTTCTCTAACGGCAATTTTGTTTCTCTCCGAAATATTATCGAAATATGCCCAACGGTTAATTGTATTGTCTATTTGTTCGATACTCCATTCAAGATCAGTCAAGCTTGCTACTCTTTTCCATTCTGCACGATGGACATCAATAAGTTTTTGAGCCCCTTCATATGTTTTGAACACTTCGCCGACTGGTAAACTGATATGGTACGGGTGGTGAGGTTCGTTGAAGTAAGAACGAACAAGTCTATATCCGCTATTACCACGACAATAATCAACCTCTATGTGGCTGTAGTCACGATCTTGGACTTTTACATATATACCTTCTTTTATTGCAGTTGCAATATCTTCTGCTTTGTAAGGATTCAAGTGTTTTGCAATTTCGGGCAACGGCTCAACAGTAAGTTGAAAAAAATCATAGTTTTCTTTTTTGAAAAAATCTTTAGGTATCTTTTTCCAATGTGTAGGCGTCTCGAATTTTTCATAAGGAACACCATTAATAAACCGTGTGTCCATGAAATCGTATAACTGAATACAAATTTCGTGTGTATAGTGTTCTTCAATCGTGCCAAAACCAATCGTCCATTTAGGTTCTTTTTTCTTGACGAAAAAGACAACTGCACCAATCGGAATTTCTTTTCTGTTTATATTTAGTTTATGATTCTCAGAGTAAATGTTTGCCTCTTCTGGAAGGACTTCAGTTATTCCTGATATCATTTTTATCTACCTCACTTTCAAGCCAATGTTTCGTGCAGTTTGTCATTGTTTTCATGCTCCTTTAATTTTTCGGTTATTCTTTTGGTTAAGCCGTTTTCGTTGGTTAGACATTCTAAGGCTTGGAGGGCATTAATTACGGTTTGCTCGTTGGTTTGGGACTGATACATCTTACGGACGAAGTCGGCGCTTTTCTTTACATTATCCATAATTCTTTGTGAGAGCATACGGTATTCGTCTGCGTTGTCCCTATCACGCTTATACTCCGTTCTGAGCTTGTCCTGCCATTCAAGGCAGATGTTTATGTCCCAGCCTTTATGACGGTTGTTGTAGCCGACCTTTGCAAGCCTTGAAAAGTATTTATATTCGGGCGGAGGAAAGGCTGAGTAATCAAGCTGACCGTCAATTGCTTTATCTTCAAGCTGTTCAAACACCTGTGGATTGTTAAAATCATATTTTTTCATATTACCTCCTGCGGAGGCTTGTGGTGGGTTTGGTGCGATTTTAAAGAACCCTTTCTATATATAATATTAGTTTATTTTTCTTATACGAAAGGTTAGAAAAACCCGTAAACCCTCCTCAAGCTACCACACTAACAATCTTTATAAATTGAAATTCCGTTGAAATAATTGAAATTTCTTCCCTTTACTTTTTCAAATCGTTTGGCAAGCTCGGTGCTGAATTTGGTATTTGACATACAATATTCGTTGTTATCCCCTGCCCAGCTTGTATAGGCAGCATAGAGCGTGCTTGCCTGAACCGAACCCTCTAACACACATCTGTCCTCGATAAATGCGGAAATAACATCCATTTCACGCTTGTACTCTCTCACGCTCTGAAGAACGGCAGACGGCATTTTCAAGCCCTCCTTCTGCCACAAAATACAGCCGTCAATACACCATTTGAAAATTGCGGTCATTTCGGCTTTGAGCTTATGCGTAAGGTTCTTATCAACCTTATCCTCGGGAATCTGAACATTGAACGGTATCATATGTATTCTTCGCCATATGCCCGTGTCGGTGCCTCTGATAATTGGTTTATGGTTTGTCGCCATCCACAGCTTGAACTCGGGCTTGAACTCAAATTCCTCGCTGTACAGCTTTCTTGCCGTTACGGTATCGTCACCCGTAAGCTGTTTGAGAAGTCCCTCGTTAATTCGCACGCCCTCGTTCGGCTCAACCGAGGTGACAAGTCTTGCACCCTTTAACCGTGCAATGTCGCTGTTTATGGCACTGCTCTGAGAGTTTCTTACCATAATTGTTTCAGGCTGAATGTTTGCGGCATAATCGCCGAATACATCACGGATAACATCAATGAATGTACTCTTGCCGTTTCGTCCCGTGCCGTAAAGGAAGAATGCGCATTGCTCGGCTGTTGAGCCTGTCAGACTGTAACCAACCGCCTTTTGAATGTAGCGAATAAGCTCCTTATCGCCTGCAAAAATATCATCAAGAAATGCAAGCCAACGGGGACACTCTGCCGTTTGAGAACAGTCAACCGAAGTAATCTTTGTGAAATAATATTCGGGATTATGCGCCCTCACTTCGCCGTTTTTAAGGTTGATTATTCCGCTTGGGGTGTTTAATGCCATACGGTATTTATCCATTTGTGCCGGAAGTACGGGGATATGGTGTTCAACCTCGTTGAGCATTGCTTTTTTTGATTTGTTGGAACGGCTTACTTTCATATGCTTTTCAAATGCTTTTGACATATCTCCGCCGTTCTCCTCATCAGCTTGCAAGTACAGCCTTGCTTCGGCTTTCATAGCCTCAACGCTTTTATCCGCCATTCGCAAAACTACCCCGATATTGTCAACACACCACTTCATTGAATTGTAGTAATACCACTTTTTCTCAGTGTAACAATACCTTACATTATCGCCGAATAAATCAACGAACCTGTCGGCATTGCCCATATCGTCAAAGGTGTAGGCACGCATTTTTTCTTCGTCAACCGCTTGAACAGCCTTGCCCTCACCGATTGAAATTGAATAATCGTTATGCTGTTTTGGGTTATAGGTCTGTGTACAGCCCGACACAGCCTTTTGCAAGGTTATAATGCCGTAGGTTGTACCCGACTGTTTTCTGTCCCACTTGTCACGCATTAAGCCTGATTGTCTGAAAATCGAATCCATTTTGTCGGTATCGCAACCGCACCAGAACGCAAGCATATTGCAAAAAGCCATATCCGCCTCGCTCTGTGACGAGTAAGCCGAAAAATCACCGCTGTACAGAGCCTTGAAAAGGCTTCCGTTCTTAGCGCTGCAGGCGATTCTGACAATATCGTCAACGGTGTTCGGATTGACCTCAATGTTACGGAGCTTAGGCTGTGGCTCTGTTGCCTTGCCGAGATATTTTGAATGCAGCGGCTTTATGCTTTCGGTGCAATCGTTTATGTACGCATATGCAGAGCAGTAATCGCCTGTCACTACGAAGAATCTGCCGTTTTCGTACATTTCAAAACCGCCCGAATCATTCTTCGCCTTTCTTCTGCCCTCGGGAAGAGTTCCCTTGCAGATTATGTGAACACCTGTCTTACTCTGCGAAAATTCGGTGTAGCTCTGCAAAGTGTTCACAAACTCGCTGATTATGTTGTCAGCTCCGCCGTTTTGGTAGTCCTGAATGTCATTCGGCATATCGTCAAGGTCAACACCGAAAAACGGTGAATTTGAGAACATAAAGCCTATACCCGAATATTTGGCAGATTCTCTGACTGCTGTTTCAAAGTCCGACCAAGTGTCCGAGTTATTCGGCATTGCAAAGCCACCCGTTCTTGGATTTATCGGCTTCTTTGAAATTCCGCTGTGTGATTTCGGATCTGGATATGACTGCCAGCACACCCAGTTTTTGTAACCTTTCAATTCCTCGGGAACTGCAAAATATTTATTTTTATTTGGGTTTAAATTTGTAAAGCCCATTTTTTCACCTCCATATATAAGGAAAAACACGGTGAAAATTGCACTGCTTTATGCAATTCCCGAAGAATTTTTTTAAAATCAGAACGGCAAATCATCGTCAATCGGCATATCAACAAAGCCCTGATTTGCTGTCTGTGCAGGTGCATAACTCTGCTGTGGCTGTGCATAGGTCTGAGCCGTTGAACTCTGCGACTGCTTAAAAGTATGCTTTACTGTCGGAAACTTAGTCGGATTGAGCCAGCTGACTTCTTCTCTTTTTTCGCCGTTCCATTCGCCGTGCTTAATCGTTACACGAACAGGCTTTTTAATGAGTTCTTCAAGGAACTGTTCAAGGCTGTCGTAATCCTTGCCGTCGGGAAGTCCTGCCGCTTTGCCGAGAGCCATAACCTGATTAAAACCGTAGCCCTTGACCTGCTTGTCGTTCTCGGTAGGTTCTCTGCGTTTCCACAAAGTGTGGAATATATGTCCGTTTTTGTACCCCTGCTCAACATCGTTTCGGATAATGAACGAAATGTTCAGGCAGGTTTTTTCCTCGCCTTTTGAATTTGTGTAGTCACGCTCCTCTGCCTTTGCTATAAGACACTCATAATCGCCCTCGGGTTTGAGTGAGTTAGACTGTGCCGCCTCACTCCAATTTGCTTTAAATCCCATAATTTTACTCCTTTGTAATTAACTCTATCGCCTCATCGGCACTTCTGCACACTCCTGCAACAGCACCGTTGAGTTTCATCATCTGTATAAATTTCTGTTGTTTTTCGGTTGGCTTGCCTTTGGGAGTTTTAACCTCGATAAAAACCGCCCTTCCGTCTGATTTTCTGACACCGAACAAATCCGAAAATCCGGGCGGAACTCCCGTATTGAAATATCTGCCGTCCTTTGTAAAGCCTGCACCTACATTTATACGGAATATATCGCAGTACGGTGCAATTGCAATACGGATTTTGTTCTGAATTGCGTGTTCTTCCGTCAAGCTATCATACCTCTCTTTCGTGCCTGAAAATATGCCCAGCCTGTTTTGTAGCCGTGGCTTTTTGCGTATGCAAGCAAGTCCGCATAGCTGTGGCAATCATCGGGTGTGCTGAAATCAAGCTTGAATCCCTCAACCTTAATGAGCTTTGCGGTGGTATCGGTTTCAACGGTCCTTTCGGCTGTCGGGAATACATAACCGCAATGCGGACACACGGCTTTCTGCCCTGCCGGCGGTGCTGAAAATGTAAAGAAACATTCGGGACATTGTCTGACCTTTTCCTCCTGCTCCTTTTCGATTTTTTTAACACTCAGCTTTTTGCGTTTTTCAAGCGTCCATTCTCGGTCGTCATCAGGCATTCCGTGCCTTGCATAGTTGCCCACATGGTCAATGATTACCGCCCTTTTGTTTGGCTTATAACGCATACACCGCATTGACTGCTGAATGTAAAGCGTAAGGCTGTGAGTAGGTCGGAGCAGAATTGTACATTCGCAGTCAGGCACATCAAAGCCCTCTGAAATCAAATCCACATTGCAAAGAATCGTGATTTTTCCGCTGCGAAACTCGTTTATAATCTGTTCTCGCTGTGCCTTCGGAGTTGCTCCGTCAATATGCCTTGCTGATATACCCGCTTCGCAAAATGCCTGTGCGGTTGCCATACTGTGTTTGACAGTTGAACAATAGCACACCGCTTTTTTGCCGTCTGCAAGCTGTCTGTAATACTTGATTACATCTCCGAAAACTGTATTTTTAGTCATTGCTTTTTCTATCTCGGAGGCGACATATTCGCCCATTTTGGTGTGCAATCCTGTAAGGTCGGCGACACTCGGAGCGTAGTAATCATACGGGGCAAGGCAGTTATGTTCAATGAGCCATTTTGTACTCACCCCGATTATGAGCTTGTCGTTGACATCACCCAAACCGTCACCGTTTAAGCGAACAGGCGTTGCGGTGACGCCAACCCTCGGAACATCTGCAAAATGTTCGTAAATGCGTTTGTAGCTTTGAGCAAGGCTGTGATGATTTTCGTCTGTGATGATAAGTGCAGGCTTGGGCAGTTTCTTCAATCTTCGTGTAAAGGTCTGCACCATACCGATTTGGCACAAATCCATAAGCACTCCCCAACGGACAAAGGTTCTGAATATTTGGTCAACAAGCTCTCTCCTGTGAACAAGGAACAGCACCCGTTTCCCGTTCCAAGTTGTCCGTCTTGCAATTTCTGCGACAATGCAGGACTTTCCGCCACCGCAACCGAGGACAATGCAAGGAGCTTTGTAACCCTCTCTCCAAGCCTGCCTGACCTGCTCAACAAGGTCATTCTGATACGGTCGGAGTTGCATTGTCTGCACCCTCTCTCTGCTTTTCCTGTTTCTTCTGCTTTATCAGCTTTGCGACACACTGCATACAGAGCTGTCTGCCGTAATTTTTTGTTGTGCCGTCAATGATCTGTTTAACGGTGCGTTTACCGTCCGAAAGTATCGGTGCTTTGCACTCATCACAATATTGTTCGGGTTGCATTGAATAGTATGTTCTCAATGCTTCATCAACAATTTTAAGGTCATTTGATATGTACATTGAATCAAACAAGCCTATCGGACTTTTACAGGTATCGTTACCGTCCGTTTGTGTTGCAAAAAGATACTTGCCGTCAACGACAACAGTTTTTAAAACCGTGGTAAACATTCCCTCGACCGAGATTTTTTCGTCAAGCAACTTGCCGATTGTTTTAGCTTTCTGTCTGCCGTTTTCGTCGGTTTCAATATGGCTGAGAAAATAAACAATCGTGTCATTCGGGAGAGTTTCGACCTCTTTTACAAGCTCCCAAAAATTTTTACCGATATCGGTAAACTTCTGAAAGCCTGTTTCCTTGGCTCTTCTCATATACTCGTTAGCCATGAGATACTGTGCGTCATCAACTGCAATTGACTTGCATTTCTGCTTTTTGATAAAGTCCTCAATATCAATGTAGTTGTCGGAATTGATTGAAGAAGTGAATTTGGTCCTGAACGGAAGTGATTTTCCATTTACATTCACAAGAGCAAGTTCATTTGCTTTGAAATTTCTTAAAGAGGCAGATTTTCCGCTGCCTGAATATCCTAAAACCAATATAGGTAATCCCATAAATAACACCTCACTTAATACTTAACGACTGCTTGGCTTCCATATGTACGAAGGGGATTTCTTCGCCCTTTTTGCAGAGAGCCTTGACATCATTCTTTTTTACTTCGGGCATACTGTACTTTAAGAGGTGATCAAGGTTGTGTTCCTCCGCCCACTCAACAAATGAAATTTCATCATCAACAACAAGGCTCGGAGCGTTCTTTTTAAGCGACATAACCGCTCTCGGCATATCAATCTTCTGTCTGCCGAGTGCCTGCATTGACTTAAACAGATAGGTTTTAAGGCTCTCCGCCTGTTTTTCTTTTTGTGACTGTCTTTTTGCAATTGCCGCCTTTTCGGTTTTAAGCATTTTAGCCTCGGCAAGAAGCTGTTTGTAGTAGATTGCAATGCTCTCGGCTTTCTCGTCAAATTCGCCCTCAATACCCGTGAGAGTATCGAACCACGCTGTCAACATCTTGTTGCGGTATGCGTCCACATTGGCAATGATATTGCCGTCATCATCAATCGGCATTCCGTCTGCATTCGTATCGGGTTCCCATTCGTTGATAGCGTCAAACTGATTAAATAAATCCGAGTACATCTCGGTAAGCTCATAAAGTTTCATTGTTGCTCCCCCTTAAAGATTTATGTTTTGTGTGGCAAGTGCCTCTATTAAATGTTCAACCTTGCCTTTGAAAAATTCCTTGTCCTGTGACTGCTTGGCGAAATCGAGCATACGGACAAAGCTGTCATATGCTATTGAAAAATATGCCTTAAAGACATCCTTGTCATCCGATGAACCGTCAGCCGTCTGAACATTTTGCAGTCTTTCTTCGTACTCCTCTTTCTGCTTGCGAAGAGCCTCCTGCTTTTCGTCCTCAAGCTGTTTTCTGACAATTTTTTCGTTGTTGCGGTATTCTTCTTCGAGTTCGTCATAATGCTTAATGTTCTCCCTTTCCAAAGCCTTAATCGTTTCATTGAGTCTGCGTTCATTGTCGCTCGGCTCTGCAACGGCGACTTCGATAGGGCGGTTTTCAAGCTCCTGAACTTTATTCGTCAGCTTGAAATTTTTGTTCTTTTCCTCTGCAAGCTGATTTTCAATATTGCGGTAGCTTTCTTTTGAAGTGTCCGCCTGTTGCTTGTAATAGTCGGCATCTTTCTTAGCGTTATTGAGCTGTCGGCAATAGTCAATGCTCTTGTCGGTTGCCTCCTGTTTTTCGTCCTTCAGCCTGTCAATCTCTGCCTTTAACTGCTTGACCGTTGTGTTTTCAAGGTCAAGCTTTTCGGCGATTTCAGCCTGTTCGGGTTCGCTTATGGTAGCAAGCAACATCAACTTACTTTTGCTAATTTGTCCAAACGTTTGGACATTTTCAGGATTTATTTTTTCTACAATAGAAATATAGTTATATGCGTTACTGCGTTTCATGCCTACTTCATTCTCGCAGTAGTCCTCAAAGTTCTGATATCCAAGCTCCTTGTACAGCTTGTTGTCACGCATTGTTTTAAGTCCGTTGCACATATCCCATATGTTCTGCTGTGCAAGGTTAGCGCTGACAATTATCTTCTGATGCAGTTCAATTGCCTGCTTATGCTGTTCGCTTACTGTTATTTCTGACATTTTTCAACCTTTCTTCTTGATTTTTTGAGTAAGAAAGGATATAATCAAATTTGTGATATTTGTTATATCCTTGCTATCCGTTGAGGCTTTGCAGAGCTTCAGCGGATTTTTCTTTTTTAGTTGACATTTGAAACACCCATACATTCAAAATTGAATGCTTCGGATTCAGGCGTTTCAAGTGCTTTGAGCTTGCGTTTTAGCTCTC